CTGGTGATTGCCGACGAGCGGATCCGCTCCTCTCACATCTTCGATATGAGCCGCCTGGCCTACGATTGTCTGCCCTGGTGGTTGCGTCCCGAGATCCAGTACGAAGTGCATGGCGAGTTCATGCGGTTTGATCGGAGAGACAAAAAGGAACGGTTGGAACGCCCAGGCCTACGCTCCAACTTCTTTGTGGATTCTGCCAACAAACCGACCGGATCCAGTCGCGGCTTCACCCTGCAAAATGGACACCTGACAGAGATCAGCCTGTGGCGCGATCTGAAGATTCTGACCCGCGATCTGTTTCCAGCTGCGACCAAAGGCAACCGTCTTTCCATTTGGGTCATGGAAGGAACCGCCGAAGGTGTCGAGGATCCCTATCACCGCTTGTACCAACGAGCCGAGCAGGGAGCCTTGAGTTGGAGGCCGAAGTTCTGCCCCTGGTGGAAGCAGAAGGAATACAGCAAGCCTTTTAAGACCAAACAGGACCGCAGCGACTTCCAGGCGACTGAAGACGAGATAGATCTGATCGTAAAAATCCGAGAGGATAATGGAGTCACACTGAGCAGGGAGCAGTTGAACTGGAGAAGGGAAACCGCTGCGGACTTCGAAGCGGTCGACCAGGACCCCGATATGGTCGAGCAGGAGTATCCGTCCTTCCCGGAAGCAGCCTTTCGAGTCCAGGGAACAATCCCTTGGGAACAGAAGAAACTGCGACGGATCCAGAAGCGTTACATTAAAAAGCCGATCTGGTTTGGCGATATCGAGTTGGTCAAGCAGAAGAACGGCCAGCGCACCCCTCAGTTGATCGAGTACCTCAACATGAACGACGCTCCCCTGTGGATCTGGGAATTTCCACAGATGAACAAGGTCTATTACGGGGGAGCTGACCCGGGCCAGGGCGTGAAGGGTAAAGACTACTCAGCCGCTTCGATGTGGAGGGTGACACAGAGCCACCTACCGATCCCCCAGGTTGCCGAGTGGAGAGGCCACAAAGGGGGAACACCCTTCGCTCGACGCATAGCAGCCCTGGGCTTTCTCTACAACACCTGTCAGTTCTCCGTCGAATACAACATTCAGACGGTTTTAGAGAGTTTGCTGCACCACCTGAAGTATCCCAACCTCTACCGTTGGCGGTGGGCAGATAAAACGAAAGGACACCTCACCAACTACTTCGGATGGGTGACTCAGACACGCAGCCGCAATGCCTTGATTGACAATTTCAAGACCATGATGGACGAAGATTTGCTTGAAATCCGTTCCCAAAGGCTGCTTAACGAGTGCTGGACATTTATCGACGTGGGTGACGACCGCTTTGAAGCGCGGTTGGGTACGTTCGACGATACCTTGTTTGCGGCAATGATCTGCACCAAATGTCTTGGGCAGGTCCATCCGGATCTCCTGGCAGAAAAACAGAGCGTGGTGATGAGGGATCCCCGCAAAGATTTTCAAAACACGGACTATTCCCCTGTCCATGATAAACCAGGATTTGGTGCTGAAGGGGATTCGCAGTTTAACTTACTTTAGGAGGAAACATGCCAAGAGGAAACGTAGCAGCGGTCACAGACAAAGAAGCGGGAGGCAGGAAGGCTCCCAAGGCCAAGGCCAAGGTAGAGAAGCCTGAGCCTGAGAAGGTAGAAACGGCAGCGGCCCCCGAAGCGGAAGCAGCTCCGGAGACCAACGGAGAGAAACAGGTCGAAGAACTGGCGGGATCCACCACCGAGGAGACCCTTGCGGTCCCGGAAGCAACACCAGCTCCAGCACCAACCGGAATCCAAGAGAAGATCTACAAGGATCGAGAGGATCTGGCCGGGAAGATGATGAGCGGTAAGGTCGAGGAAACGAAATTGGACACCTCACCGCGCTACATCGACGCGCCAATCTTTCCGGATGCCTATTGTCCGTTGTGTGGACAGAAGCTTTCAGGAAACTCCAAGACGGGATTCAAGTTGGCGTTTTACACGCACCCGTTTACCCCGTCAATCGCCCTTGGAAAGCCCTGTGTCTTGAAGGGAAAGAGACTGCGCGCGCCCGTCGTGAGGATGGAAATCGTCGACTAGGGCTTGACGGCACACGCACAATTAAAGAGGAGAGAGAATTATGGCATCGAAACAAACTGTATCTAACGTACCGTGTCCCAGGTGTCGCTTCGGTGGCATCAATGACAATTTTCTGAAAAACCGCGAGGGGGCCTTTTACACCTACTGCGACGCGGGTCACCAGTTCAACGACACCGCCGATATGCAGAATGAGATCAAAGCTGCCAATGCCAAGTTTGGGAAGCCAACTCCAGTTGCTCCAGTACAGACGTCTGTACCCGAAAAACCCAAACCCACTCCGGAGGAGAAGAAGGAAGCCGGAGCAAGGGAAGTTTCTGCTCAGGTCCTGGTCATTGATCAGGAGAACCGTGATCGCATCCAGAAGCTTCTGGGTCAGGATATCGGTGGCCCCGCTGAGTTGTTCGGCGCAATCTTCTCCATGAAAGAGGATCTCAAGGCCGCTCAGAACGCTGGCCCCCAAGAGGCCCCTGGGCAAGGCCCCCTGACTCTCCGGAAGGATCAGGTCGTGATCAATTTGCCCGAATGGTGCGCGGAATCGTTCAAGGACTTCGCGCAAGGCATGGGGATCCCGATTGAGGAATTTGCCAACCAGCAGTTCGAGGAGTACCTGCGGGGTCTCTATGTAGACACCCCCTCACAAAAGGTAGGCTGATGCCAGTTTGGGATTTTGAGTGCTCAAAATGTGAACGTAGAGAACTCGACGTTCACAACGTGCAGTTCGATCCGGAACCGATCTGGCCGAGTTGCTGTGGGGAGCGTATGGAAATGCTGTTCAGTACAGCGGTCAACGCTCCCTTTGAGCCTTTCACCACGACCCACATTCATCCTGAAGGAAAACCGCTGAGAGTGCGCACTCAAAAAGACCTGAGTCACCTTCAAAACAGATTTGGAGTGCAGCAGGTCGCTGATCCCAACCTGATCTCCGAGGGAACCAAGCCTCACAATCAACGATTCAGGAACAAAGACACCTCGAACCGCACTTACTTCGATGCGGGGAGAAGGGGCCGATGACAAGACTCGTTCTTCACACCACAGCCCTGAAGATCACCAACAGCGGTGGGGGCCTGGTTGACCGTCACGAAAAGGAAAAGGATACAGTCACGGGCAAAATCATGAAGGTGATTCGGAGATACAAAGAAGAAGGCTCCGAGTACATGACCTTCATTTGCCCGAAATGTGAGCGTCGACAAAAGAGAGTGGCCTACGACGTTGTCTATATGCGAGAAGACGGTGATGTTGTGTTCTATTGCAATCAGTATGGGTGTGATGCCGAAATAGAAGTGTCCAGACCGCCGAAGGTCGAAGAACCGGCTTCAAGGTTGATTGTGAGCCCAGAAGAATACCGCCGACAGGAACGAGGAAAACATGGCACTGTTTGATCAGCCGGCCGACAAAATGCCAGAGCAGCCTTGGGAGCTGCTTCAGTACAAGCCAGGACTCGATCCCGCGCGGCAAGAGAAGCGGCTAAAGGAGTACGCACATACAGCTCACGAACAGGCGTGGCAGTATATGTCGGCTTCTGAGGAGGTGCGCCAGGTCGATCAACACATCTCCTACCTGATGGGAAACCAATGGCCGAGCAAGAGACCCTCTTACAAGGCTGCACCCATCAACAATCGCCTCTTGAGGCAGCTTGAAGAAGTGACAGCCGTTCTCACCGATGTTCGACCCACCTTCGAAGTCCAGACCCTCAACAAGATCTACGCCGAACAAGCCGAGATCCACACGAAAACGAATAAGTCTTGGTGGATTATGCAGGACAACGATCTGAAGTTGGCCCTGGCGACGATCCATGCCTATCTCAGTACAGGATTTCTGCGTGTTGTTTGGAACTCCAGTTTGATGGGTGGTGAAGGTGACTTCCAGCTGGTTCCCCTGGGGATCACATCGGTCATGCCGATTGGACCCTCTCACGAACTCCAGGAGTGGCAGGGTGTCGTTTACCGTGACACCAGGAGCCTGGCCTTTTTCAAAAAACGATACCCACTGACGGGATGGAAGGTCAAACCGAGTGTTGAGCATAGCAGCTACGCTCGTCCGTTCTCGAGGCCCAAGTATGTCGGCCAACACGCCTTTGAACTTCTCTCCCCACAGATGAAGCGTGTCATTGGCGGTGTCCCTCAATACCTTCCCGGAGTTCTCCAGCAAGCCCCCTACACGGAGTTCTGGATTAAAGATGACCAACTCAACACTTCGGACAATTCGGTAATCATGGGCCCACCGGATACGAATTGGGCCTATCGAGTGGATCCAGGGAACAGGCTCTATCCGCGTGGGCGGTTGATCATCACGGGCGGTGACGAGTTTGATCTGATGTACGACGGTCCCAACCCTTTCTGGCACGGACGCTATCCCTTCATCACGGTTCGACTCAAGCCAGTACCCTGGCAGTTTCATGGGATCAGTGAATTGAGAACCAAGATTCCGTTGCAGGATATCGTCAACACGGTCCTGGCCGGGATCTTGGATATGATCAAGAAGGCGGTCAACCCCACACTGATCTTACCGGATAACGCATTCAGTTACGCGGTCAAGGCGCAGATGGATCACAACACGCCCAACGCCAAGATCGGGTACAGCCCACAGTCACCCGCAGCACCGCAATATCCTCGGGCCCCTGATCTTCCTAGCTTCGTACAGAACACTCTCTTGTACGCCCAAAATGAAATGGATGATGACTCCGGTCTGCTCGATGTGGGCGGCTTGTCTCGCAAAAAGGTCACGACGGCCGGGAACACCCTTGAATCGCTGAAAGAAAATCAGCAGACCATCATGCGGTTGCCGGACCGCTACATCGAAGTCGCCTTGCGAGAGTTGGGCGAACAGATGATATCCAATTTCAT